CGCTCTCTTTAAGGAATCTCTCGATTTCGTCTGGATCATCGCTTCTCCAATAGCCCTTGGCACTGCTGGAAGATAAAATCCGTTCGCCGTTTCTCATTAGCCGCTTGATTTCCTCCCTTACCTTTCTATCGTCCCAGCCGGTAAGCTTGGACAAATCTTCCCGGCTTATGGCGTTTTCTTTTCCATAATGGATTAGATTTAACAGCTCCACATTATCACCGCCTTTCTGTTGGTTGGTTAAAAGGTAAGTCGTCATCCGAAATTATTTCTTCGAAAGCATCATTTCCTGGTATAGTTACAATCGGCTCATTGCTCTTATCCTTTTTGGACTCCGCGAAATGCACGCTTTCCGCAACTATCTCAAAAGCTTTCCGCTTATTGCCGTCTTTGTCCGTGTAGCTGCGTGTTTGAATGGAACCTTGCACCGCTGCCAATTGTCCCTTATGAAAATACTTGCAGACAAATTCAGCGGTTTGCCGCCATACCACTACGTCGATGAAATCCACTTGGCGGTCTGTGCCCGATTTTACATAAGACCGTTCTACCGCAAGGGTGAAGCTGGTAACTGCTGTGTCGTTAGGTGTGTACCTCAGTTCTGGATCTGAGGTTAACCGTCCCATTAAAATTGCTGTATTTAACATGTTAATCCTCCAAATAATTTCTTCCGAACTCCCGGATAAAATCCTCTGTGTCCCATTGATAGGCTTCCATCGCCTTCATTTGGGCGATCCGCTTTATGTGCAGGTCGGATTCCCGATTTTTATGTACGCTGCCGTTTCCCTCCTGGTGGCACCGGTAATGACAGAGGGAAACCCATAAGCCTAAACGCTTTGACTTGTCCCGGAATGGGCCGCCAAATGCCTCGTGGCGGTTGAGAGGGTCATAATATCCATTCGCATAGCAGATAAAGCAGCTTTCATCGGCTTCGTCCTGTATGATGCTTGGCGCATAGCCGTTCCGGTCAAGCTTTGCTCCGTATTCGTTAACCACTATGCCACTCTCTTTCTATCTGCGCGTCCATTATCCTGATTTGCAGTTTATAACTGTTGATTGCCTCCATTGCAGACTTATATACCACCTCGGCGCAATCACGTTGAAATCTCAGTTTTGCAATATCAGATTTTCCTTTGCAGATGTCGGAAATGATAGTTACTGGAGTGCCGTTTGCACGCTCTTCCAGAATTGCCTTAGACAGCGCCATTCTATAATTGCTTTCGGCCTCGGCATAAGCCTGTCCGCGTTTTCCAAGCTGACGGATTGCGGCATCAAGTAAAGCGGTCTTTTCGCCTACCGCGTTAATTAAGTCATTCATTAGTGCCTCCCTGCCAGACAAATACACGTTTGCGGTCTTTATCCTTATTGGCAAGCCTCCAAATAGCAAGCCCCGAAATTTTTCTGTCATCTGTATAGGCTATTTTTGTTACTTCGAATTTATCGTAAGTTGTAGCCTTACCATTTTTAGATACAATGGAAATTTCAGAGGACGGAATCCAAATAAATGGAGCCGTGTAAAGTTCCCGGCCAATGCCCCAATTTACGCAAGCTCGCTTAAAGCTGTCAGAGGCTTCGCCTTTTTCTTTTTCGGCTTGACTTTCCGCGCCCGCGTCGTCCTTCCACACCCATTCGCCATCAATCTTGATACCAACGGAACAGAATAAGTTTCCTTTGCATTCGTAGTGCTTGCGCTGCCAGTTTTCCGGGCCGATTCCAGGAGTAGTGTCTAAGATATTCATATCGACACGGGCGTCTTTATATAGAAGCAGGGAACAGCCGGATTCCTTAACTTGAGCTACTCGCACGTCGATTTCATCAGCTTTCAGCAGTCTGAATTCCATTTGCTACCTCCAATTTTCTGACCGGGCACTTCCACCCGATAGAATCTCTAGGACTGACCATTTCCTCATGGGTAAGACCACATTCAAAATGCCGTTTCATATTCATAAAGCTGCGATTGCACCATTCACAGCACTCTATACCGTCCTTGAATGTAATTTCTATAGGTACGGTATATCTGGTAAACTCAACAATATTCTTGGTAGGCATAATATACCTCCTTCAGCCACTCCAGGGCCTCGTATTCCGGGCTTTTATCCGTTTCCGGTTCCTCGTTATCGGTATCGTACAGGTACTCAAATTCCGCACGGGAGAGGCCGTTATCATTGCTTCTGTTCATTTTTCAGCCTCTCACATTCCCGGAACCAATAGTCTCCGGATAACTTTTGCTTTTCGATTTCTTTCTCCAGCTCTAAACATCTTTTCATTAGACAGATCATTAACTCTTTATCGTCCATTTGACAAACCTCCTGTTTTGGTTTAATATGTGATTATGATATTTTATTTTGCCGCTCTTCGTGATGCCAGTCGCGAGGGCGGCTTTTCTTTTTATTAACTGGCATTATATCTTACTCCATTCTTTAAGTAGCCTTGATAAATAGCTAAAAACAATTTGAATAAAGCGACAAATTCTTTTGCGGATTCTTCCGAAGTAATGTATCTGGAAGGAGTTTTTCTATCTTTTCCAAATAAATTGTGCCGTTCACAATAAGCGTCCTTTGCGGCGTTTTTGCAAAGTAACCGGCCTGAATAATTTTGATTTTCCTGTTTAACCCGCTCGAAAAATTCATCGCATTCCTGATCCGCTATTTTATAGAAAGTAGTGTTAATGATTTTTGGCTTTCGGCTTTTCAATTCCTCAATTTCCTGCCGCAATATTGCAATTTCCTTTTCGTAATCCACGTTTTTGCTCCTTTCTGCTTGTCCTTTTTTTGCCTTTGTGTTATCCTTTCCTTAGAAAAGCTTTTCCACTGTGCTTTTCAATACTTTGGCTATCAGTTTAGCGGTTTGAACGTTTGGCTGACGTTTCCCCGCTTCATAACTCTGATAGGCGCGTTCTGAAACGCCGGCCTTTTTTGCAACTTCTACTTGCGTAAGGCCTATTTTGTTGCGTCTTTCTATCAATTTTATATTTTTCATCACCCGCTCGCTTTCTAGATTGAACACGCATATTTGTACGTGTTATGCTTTTATAATAACACGATTGTTTGTGCGTGTCAATCCCCAGTTTTTTAAGGAGGATATGACATGAACGATTTTGCAAAAAGACTTAGGATTATTCGTAAGAAAAAAGGGCTAACACAAAAGCAGCTTGCTGTTGAAGTTGGAGCAAGCGAAAGAGGAATACAAAGCTATGAAATCGGCGAGAGAAACCCAGCATTTGATCAACTCATTACCCTTGCTGACTACTTCGACGTATCCATCGACTATTTAGTAGGTCGGACGGATAATCCGGAAATCAACAAATGAGATTGACCGGGGTAGCATACCGTGGTATAGTAGAAACATGGATTGAATAGGGAGGGATTGATGTGAATAATGAAGAAAAGATTCTTGCTATTTTAGAGCAGATGCAAGGAGATATTGCAAGTTTAAAACAGGGTCAAGCAACCTTGGAACAAGGCCAAGAAGAATTGCGTGTTGGAATGAACGCTATGCGAGAAGAAATGAACGACCGCTTTGATTCTCTAGAATCCAGTTTGAAGATGGCTTGGGAGGATATTTCTTCTGGTGAAAAGCGTCTGACACAACATGAGAAAGAATTTCATAAAGTAGGTTGATCTCACTGCCGTTCTGTGAATATTACAGGACAGCTTTTTTAACCTTTATTTAAGGAACAGGATTTTATTGAGTTTTCATGTATCCTTTAGTCATAAGAAGGATAGGATTAATTCGACAATATTCGAAAAATTTCGTCATTTTTGATAAACTGAATTCATGATTCGTGGCGTTAAGTCACAGATTGATTTATCCTTCTTAACAAAGGAGGAAATGTCAATGTCAATAAAGTCAACATTTGCACGAGAAATTTATCACGCAAGATCAGAGCGCTCTCTTACTCAGGAACAAGTAGCTGATATTGTATCCATATCGGTGCGATGGTATCAGCAAATCGAAAAAGGTTTAGTGTTGCCTGGGTCGATTGTATTGCTGAGGTTAATGGTTTATTTCGACTTAGATGTGGAAATTTTTAAAAATGAGGAGGATTTATTTGACCGTGTACCTGGTTGTTAAAGAATCACTTTTTCACCCATACGTGGGAAGGTACATTTCATATGGAATTAAAGCTGTTGATATGACTGAAAATATACAAATAGATGTAGTATTCATTTCAGATGTTTCTATGTATTTGGAGATTGTATTAGACATTGCACAACGTTGTACACTATTTCAACTTGACCCTATTCATTTAATGGACATAATAGAAGATTCTATCTCATGAAGAAATAATTGCCGTTCCGTCATGGGGCGGCTTTTCTTTTGCCCATTCAAAGCCTTTTTAATGTCTTTCGCCTCAGTATATGGGCCGTAGTGGTTAACACAATCTGAAAAACGGCAGTGAAAGCAGTCTTTGTCACAGATGGATTGTTTCATTTCCATAACTCACCTCTCTTATGTACCGGCTCCTTTTCTTCTTTAAAGCGTTCCTCAGCTTCCGGTTCCGGTACCGTTCGCCGATATATGCCGCTGTGAATACGGCGCTCCATACCGCCAGAATGATAAACGCCACCGTCATTTCTGTGCTCATGTGCTTGTCCTCCTTTACTGAAAATCCTTAGTTTTCGAAAGTCTTACGATCCATAGAGCTATTGCATCAATTGGAATTACATAGGTTCTTCCGTCTTTAAACCCCGGCAATTTACGTTGACTGATTTTGGCACAAACATATTCGCTTTCTCTGCCTAAATATTCAGAAAACTGTTTGGCATTGAGAGTTTCGCAGTTAAATCTGGTTCTTATTTCGGTAGCAATTTCTTTGACCAGTGTTCGGTCTTCAAGTGTCATGTATTTTTCTCCTTTCTATCACCTGAGTGCGGCTATTTTATTAGAAGTTTTATTGCCTTTCTCTAATGTATTCAGGTTCACTCGGTTTCATATTTTCGTCGTATATAAACTCGGATCCAATTTCGACTGAATTATAGACGTTCTCTGTTACGCGATATGTTGCTGTTGAATTTTCCCCGGTTTCTTCATCATAGCTTTGAATTGTTATCTTCCATGAATCCGAATAGGAATAGATAAAAGGTACAAGAGTTGTATGTGATGTTTTTCCGTTGCTGTGAACAAGTGGGACTAACATTACCTCTGTATGTGATGGAGTAAATTCTTTTTCGATTACTTCCCCTTGTGTGATTGAATTTTGACAACCAGATAGTAGAATTGGAATTAATAGCAATAACAAAAAACAGATAATCGATTTTTTGAGTTGTTTCATTTTTTTATTCATCACCTTCTTACTTTCAACACAAGATCTTACTCAGATTTTGGAAAATAACGGATTGCTGGTAAATAATATCAATGATAAAATCACGAAAACTATTAAATCTATAGGACAACAATAAAACAGTGACTGTGAGAGTGTTGACCAAAATGCATAATATAAAAGTCAAGAATTCCAAATGCTCGATTTGCTCCTGTTGTGTCCCAATAGGAGCTTTTCTTTTGTTTGTCCTCAATTTTTCACCCCACTTCCTTTTCGTCATGCAGTAATTTTGAAATTACCTATATTGCTATTTCTAGTTATTTTCTTTATAATCAAATTGCAACCAGAGGTAGCACCGATTAATTATGAAAGGAAAAAATCGAAAATGTTATCTAAAGATGCGAAAACTGTTTTGTACACCTTATATAAGGAATATTTATCGCGTCGCAAACAGGGAATTTCAAAATCGAAAGCCAAAAATTTTGATTCAGCTCAACACATACATTCGACATTCTTTTCTGATTGGAGTTTAGAAAATATTGAAGATACTCTTCGTGAACTTGGACGGAATAAATTTTTAAACAATTATTATGCCGATCAAACAATTTATCACTGCGAATTATCTGACCATGCCATTGTTACTATGGAGAATCAAAAAAAAGGAAACATTGCTAAGCATCGCAGATTTTATTTCTAAATTCATTCCTTAATGACTTCCCAATCCTCAGCCAAAAGGTCATCGGCAGTAGGATTCCAGCATTTGATTTGCTGCCGTTTTTTTACGCTGTCTCTTCGAAAAACAACAATGCAGCAGTCCGATGAATTAGTTGGTTTTATTAATGTTCGCCCTTCTCCAAAATCTAAACTTGTTCTGGCTATAAATGAATCTTCATCTATAGCTTTTTTTATTGCTGTTAAAATGTTCATGCGTTCACCCCGCTAATTAAAGTAATATTGCTAAAATAACAGCGACAACCCCTACAGCTATTCCCAACAATGCAAATTTGTTAGATCGGTCTATCCGACAGCTTTGTGCCTGCATTTGTTCAAAGACCCAGTCTGCGCTAAACAGTTGAACACCGTCAACCTTGACAATATGTGGAGTGTTTTTTACTTCGCTGTTGAGGTCAAATGAATTTTTGCCTTGTTCCATGTCCTTCACCCGGCTTCCTTTCTTAGTGATTTTGAGTGTTGTGTTTAAAGCACGGTTTGGTATCTTTTTAAGATACTTTCGAGGTAAAAAATATATTGCTTACATCTCGATTACTAAGACGATATCTATTTTTAATAAAGCAAATTTCGCCTTGAGTAAATTCAGCGCCATTTGATTCATTAATCTTGGCATTAAGCCTTGATAAGCTGATACCCATAGCTTTTGCTAAATTAAGCTGCGTCTTATCGTAACGTACAATAAATGACTTTAGCAAAGCCTTGTTCAATGTAATCACCTGCTTTCTGTTTGCATCTTTTTAAGATACTTAAAGTTTACCACTCCTCATGTATCTTGTCAAGATATTTTTCTTGATTTTTTCAAAAAAAGTGATATAATTAGGATACGGTTATAATAGGGGGTGATATATTGACCACCGGAGAAAAAATTAAACAATTACGCATGGCCTTAGGAATGTCCCAGGAAGAACTCGGAAAAATTGTGGGAGTAAAGAAAGCGGCTATATACAAATATGAGAATGGCATTGTTGTTAACTTAAAACGCTCTACCATTGAAAAATTGGCTTCGGCTTTAGGAACCACCCCTATGTATTTATTAAACTTAGAAGAAAAACCCACCGCTGATGATAGCGATGGGTTATCCAAAGAGGAAATAGAATTGCTTAAATCTCTTTCAAAAGCAGATCGAGATATCGTTTTCTCTGTTGCTCGTCAGATGAAGCAGAGAGAAAATGAACCAAATCAATAAGTTGCTTTTTATGTTTTTGATTAAGAGTACCGATTAATTGGATTTCACCGTACTCCTCATCAGAGGGGCCAAAGACCACACTCGATTCGCTTTTAAGATCTGCCGTATTCGTTTTAGTATTCTGTTTCAATATTTTCCGCCCCTCTCTTTATAAAACGTTTGTTCTTTTTGTGCCTTTATTATAGCACACAAAAATTTAAAATCAAGGGGTTTTGAAAATATTTTTCCCAAAATGGGAACGTGAATTATTAGCACATTGATAAAAATAAAATGACCGTCCAGAGCGGCAACTCTGAACGGCCTGAAATCTGGATAGTGACGAGAGATCACACACCCAAATAAATTGTAGCATATTTGGAAAATATGTCAATATTTAGGAGGATAATTATGACACCCAAAAAGAAAAAAACTGCTATCATTATCATTACTATCGTGGCCGCACTAGTTATAATTTACATAATTGCGGTTCTCACAGGAAATACTAAGCAACCGATTTCGGAGAGTTCGTCCAACACTTCTAGTACCACGACAGAAGAAAGCGAGGGCGGATTAATAAAAAAGACGGAAATTATTTGGAAAGATGAAGAGGGATATGGCATAGTAAATTTCTATTTAGATGGTACAAAGACAAAGGAATCTATTTTATCAAATTACTATACGGAAATAAAAGACTATATTACATCGATGGATACAAGTAAATTAGAGGACTATGAATACATTGAATTTGTAGGGAATGTTGTCAGAGATGATAAAATTGAATGTACTATACGAGGAAATCTTTCAAGTGGTTATATTACATCGAATCAAGTAATATCAACTGTTGACTTAGAAAAAAATATTACCGATTTATTTATTCCGGAACCTCTGAAATAGAATAATAAATAATTCCTATATAAAAAATCCCCCCCCGGTTGCAGCCGATGGGGGGGAAAAAAGAACAGCTTACCCAAAG